TAGCACCTCACGAAAAGTGAAGTGCCATAGTCCGGTGCCTACTCCTAGGTCTTCCCAGACTTGATCCAATATCGCTGGTCGGGATTTGCACCCGACATGTTCCCTTGAACAGCCACTAAAGCATGTACCGTCTTTGGTACCGGTTAGCGTCTACCTATTCCGCCACAGCGATTTGCTCGCTCTCCCAGTGTCAGATGGGGTCATCGCAAGCTGTGTCCGGTCGCTAAACTGGACAATGTGGCATGCGGGAATCGAACCCGCCTGACTATCACGGTCAGTCCTAATTGCCACGCCTTGCCACAGCTTTATCATCACCATGGCTCGGAGGAAAAACGTGGTGTCTCAGGTTTCTCACCTTTGGCACAATACAATCATATGACGGAAATACGGTCGGTTGTTCCCAACTTATTCCCAACATTTTCCCATCTAGGTTTTGTGGGGTTGTTCGACCAGCTCACACCAATCAGCAAATGCTAATAGTGCTTCCTTGAAGTCTCTATAATAAGCAGATTTACTTAAATGCAGTTCCTCAGCTATCAGCCACCATGGTTTACGTTGATCTAGGGAAACAAGGTATGTTTCGGTTAAAATAATTCTGTATTTTTCTAACTCGACTGATCTAATAGCTTTTTCACAGCAAGCTACATATCGAAGCTCTTCAGCGTGCGATACGAGCTTTTCCTCGGCTTTGTTGCCATAGCTTGGTGACTTAGGCATGCCGTCCATCACGGGGCTTCTGAGCGCTATTTTGGTGCGTTGAGCGAGCCGCTTGTGATGCCAGTAGTTCCCCAAGACCTCTTTGGCGTTTTCAATTGTTTTGTCATGATCAATTGGGCTAAAATATCTCGTTGCTCGCACCACTGCGTCCACTCCTTATGGTATAATTTGGCTGGGTTTGTAGGATAAGCGTGCCTTCGTGGTGCGCTTTTGTTTTTTTGTGATACACTTGATGTTCAAATAATTCGGGTTGATAGACTGAGTCGTCCTGTTAATTCAGGACGACTTTTGCTATACTGCTTGCGGAGGCCTACTCCTTTTAAATGATTCCATTTGCTGTCAATCACGTGTACGTTTGGCCTCCGGCGCGTCTCTCATCAGGCGCGCTTTTTTATTTGCTTTCATGAGGCCAAATGAGCTCCCATGGATCAATCCCAGCTCCATATGCGATTTTATCTAAGGTGTTGAGTGAAACACTGCCCTTCCCAGAGATTGCATATTCAAGCGTGTTGATGGGTATTCCGATCTCTTTTGCATATTTGGCTTGTGTCATGTTCAGATCGTATATATTCTTCCTAAGGTTTTCGGCCAATGCTCGTTTGCTGTCCAAGCTGTTCATCTCCGCTTAATACGTCATAGTTTTAAAAATCTTACAACTGGTTCCCCTACATAGCCATGTTGCCAAACAAACCAAGCAAACGTCATAGTAGAACTCCAGCGATTACCTTTTTCATCTAAAGGTTCTCCACCTCGGTAAGGTGAAACTCTATCAACGTGAACATATACATATTTCAGTGGTGTTGTTTTAAATAACTCGTACCTACCTTTGCTCTCTAAAAGCTGTAATTTAGCGAATATAACTACTTTGTCGTTTGCCGCATCTAGGGATTTTTCAATAAACGGCTTAATTATTTTGAAGGGCGGGTTAGTTATAACATTGTCGAATTTACGTCCATAATCGTGTGTTAAAAAATCTATGCCACCAGTTCCAAAGCCTCGATCAATTAAATCAGTAGACACAATTTCGCTGTTTGGATAATATGCTTCTAATTCTTTACTGATGTGACCCGCTCCGCACGCTGGTTCTAAAATTGAACCGTTTAAAGGTACCTGTGAAAGAATTGCTCTTGTTGCTTCTGGTGGTGTTGCATAGTAGTCATTAACTTCTCGCTTGCGTGTTAAACTACTACCACCTGCTATTTGCGTTCCATTCATATGTTTGTTCCTTTCATAATTGCTAAACCCATAATCAACCCACCCGCTTTTCGCCGCGTGGTTCATCTCCTAATGTTTTACCCAAATGCGGCCTTCCAGAGTACCTTTATAGCCCAACAGCCCAAAAGAATGAATACCGCTGTCGTGAATGCACAGCCCACGAAACAGCCACCAAATATTCCGACCTGTGCAATCCTTTCCGGATTTGACTGACGGTCATCTATCATTCTCTTCATCTCCGTAATCATTAGGCCTAAAGTATCAATCAAAGTATTGTCTGTACCATCTTTTTTCCTCCCACGTAACCTTGTGCTTATCGAAAGGGCGCGTGCCTAGAACCACATAGCCATCACGTTGACCATAATCAGTGATGAAGGTAACAATTACTTTGGCTCTGCGTCCCGTGTACTTTGTCCCATCAAATTCTCGAAGCGATAGCACCGATCCAACTTTATATTCGCGATCGTTCTTGCGGATCTCAAAGTTCTTTTTGCCTTCTACCTGTGCCTGAAAATACTCTGGCAATATTTTCAGCGAGATCACGTTACTTTTCATGTTGTGCCACCAATTTATCTAAGGTATCTATAGCTTCCTTCACTGAACAACTGGCCTTCCACACAAGCCAGCCAAATCCAGTCGATGTCTTCTTCACAAGCCGTGCTTTGGCACGTTTTGAGGCCCTGTGCCGATCATTCATTTCACTTTCCTCTTTTCCAGTTAGCCCACATCCACATTGCAGCACCTGAGATTAGCAGCATGACGGCAATCATTGCTTTACCTCCAATAGCTCCGGATTCTCTCTGAACTTAATCTCTCGTTTCATTTCTCCGCCTCTTTCACGAATACGAGCCAATGTGTCTTGCTACGTTTGTCACCAAACAATGGTCGATAGGTAATTTCATGCAACACATCTGCTAGTTTGATTTGGTCATCATTCCATTTAAAAACCAAAGTGCCATAAGGTTTCAAAACTCGCATTGCCTCACTGAATCCCCGCCGAATTTGGTTTGGCCAAAGATCATCAAGCGTGCCGTACTTTGCTGCAAGCCAGCTATTCTTGCCAGCGTGTTGCAGATGTGGTGGATCAAATACAACTAGGTGAAAAGTGTTGTCGGGAAACGGCAACGGTTCCTTAGTCCAGTCCAATTGAATATCAGGATCAATCCATATCTGACGTTCACCGTCCTTGGCATTACAATCAGTCACGCTGTGAAACTCATCGCGTTTATCGACAAAAATTGCACGAGGGTCATCTTTATTCCACCAGAACATGCGGCTTCCGGCCGTCATATCAAGAATTGGTTTCATTTCTACGCCTCCAGTTTCACGATTTCTCCGGTTTCCTCAACACGCCAGACACCTAGCACCCATGCAAGAGCGAAAACGTCTTCGCTGACGCGCGTTTCACCATCAAGCGCATCCTTTAACGAATGGTGCTTCCTTTTGCACCATGTCAACCATTCACTAACGTCTTCCGGAATCACCGGCAGATCATCTGGCAAGGCGGCGTCATATTCTGAAAGATATTGATATCTTTCCATGTCATAGTTAGTGCTTCGCTCGATTCCAGACATCACGAGAAAGTCAAGAGCCTTTTTCAACACATCCCGCTTCGTCTCATTGCTCATCGTCAGTCACCTCTTGGTCATGAATTAATGGTGAGAATGCCATGGCACCATAGTCTGTCCCATCTTTTGTATGATAAATTGTTGGTTCCATATTTCCGTTACTGCTTGCTGTAAGCATGATCTTTGGCTTCATGGCCTTTAGAATAAGGCCACGATCGTTTTCACTGATAGGGACGTCTGGAGCGTTAACAAACCTGATGAAGCCGTCATGCTCATTAATCATCCACAATCGTTCAATATAATCAGTGTTTACATAGTCACCGCTGTCTAGCTTAATCATCATCGTCAGTCACCTCTTCTTTTTCGCAGTCTTGCAAGCCGTAATGCTCGATCTCTGATTCAGTGAACTTTCCACGAAGTTCTTTATCCGCTGGGCAAATCGTCAACAAATCTGTATCGCCAGACTGGTAATACCAAGCCTCTTTGGTATGTGGCACCTTGACGTTGTATTTCTTCTCCTTTGCCACGGTGTAGCCGTTGACGTAAGCGTTAATAAGCAGGCTTTCCTCGCCATTATATTCATCAGTACGGGCAGAAATATATGTTGCTGGAATGTCATTTACACGCGCTTTTTCAACGATTTCGGCTTGTTTCTCACTTAGGACTACCTTTTCAGGTTCCTCAATCAAAGTGACAACGTGGCCACCATTTGTATTTCTTTCTGCCCATCCAGTTGCTTCATCACGATCAGAAAACATGGTAAATATAAATCCCATGCCGTTTTTCTTCTCGGGGTAAAACGCACCACTGTCATCTGACCACTCGCCTTCATCGTTCTTCACCGCGTACAGTTTTTCTTCGCTCATTTTTCGTCCTCCTGTTTGATTGGCACTAGCTTGTAGTCAGCATCTTCGTACATGACGCCTACGACCTTGCCAGTGTATTTGCTAACGTAGATGTCATCGAACGTGTCGTCTCCTGTTTTCATTGGTCGGCCTTCTTTCCCGCTGCTAATTCCTGAATGGCTTCGTTGTATCTTGCGGGTATCTCTGTTGATTCAATGTGACTTTGTTCAGGTTCTAGCCATTGTCGAATATCAAATTCTTGTTCAACGTCTTTGCTGTGTGGCATCACATTCACTGTGCTGAAATGCAAATAGTCGTCTTCATCGTTTTGGATGAAATATACTTGTCTAGCAGCACGTGTCAGGCTGTCACCATGAACAATTGTTGCGTTCATGCCGCGAATGGCACAATTGAATATCAAAAACGGCAACGTACTGTCGCCAAGCTCTTCCAAATGGTAAAAATACATGCTTGGCCGGTAGTCCCATGGCTTGTGCTTCAAACGGTCTTGTTGCCATCGTTGAATCATCATTGAGCCAGTCCCAGCCGCGACCTCGTAATACTCGCTACTGTCATTCGATCCAACGAGCATGTTCACGAGCTTGCTGATGCTTTCAGGGGTGAAATCTTGTTTCTTGTCTTTACGATCAGCTTGAACACTCATGAAATATTCTGAGAACCAGTCATGTGATACGTCTGTGCTAACATCTAGGAATTGCTTAAAAAGCTCGTTACGCTTTTGCTGATCCATGACAATCTTCATCAATGCTGCTGGGGCTTGTTGAGCTTCACGGACACCCAACAGTTTGTGAACGACATCTGCTGTGAATTTGGTCGTCATTTGTGTGCCTCTCATTTCGCACTGACTGACTTCACAGCCTGATCGGAATAGTCCTTGATACTCTGTGCGTCTTTGATGGCCTGTGATAAGTCATTATTTGCCTGTTTGGCGGCTTCTAACTGTGATGTAAGGTCATTGATTGTCTGCTGCTTAGCATCTACCTCCGCCTGTTTCTGGGCGACTGCTCGCTGACCTTCAACGATCTTTTGCTGAATCTGGGTGTCCTTGCTTGCCATATCGTTGTCGTATTGCCGTTTGAGTGCCGCATACTGTGCCTGCGCGTCAGACAACTGATGTTGCAAATCGGACAGGCTAGATTGTGAAGCGTTGATCTTAGCCGTCAGCTTGTCGATATTGTTTTTGGTCTCCACGATATTCTGGTGACCTTGCCAAACATTGTCGGCAATGGCGGTTGCACCGGCTCCAAACATAAGTCCTGCTAAAACAGTTACTGTAAATGTCAATTTTTTATTCATGATTTTTTCTCCTTAATCGATCTCTTCTACTTCAATCTCAACACGTGGTTGGTCGCTGTACCATTTGCCAACATGGATTTCGACTATTTGGTTATCGTCTTCCCATAAAATACCGGTAAGCGCATCTGATACAGACTTGTAGTAGTTGTCTACATCCGGCTTAACTGTTGGCCTAACTTTGCCTTCTTTTTTCTGCCTTATTAAGGCCTTACTGCCAGACTTTTGGAGCGGACGGTATATTTCCATTGCCACCCTTATTGGGCCGTTTAGAGGCTCAATATTTAGTTCTGACGCCACGCTCTTAACGCGCTGCTTGTAGTTTCTTGATTTAGTCGGGTCGTAAGCATGACCCATTCGCGTGAACCTCGGCCGTCCTTGTGGGACTGGGTTACCAGGTATCGTTAGCCTTATCACGCTGGCTTCACGTCCTTATGCTCAATCATGCTTTTGCCTCCTCAAAATTTTTGTTCTGGTAAACTCACATTTAGCTTCTGCAAGTATCCTCGCCAAATGTCGTATGTGTTTTGACAATAAGCTCGCGTTACTGGATCAGTTTCTTTTGTCGGTAAATATGCACTAGTTTCCCCATAATATTCTGACTCAGCCGTCTCTAAGGCATCTGTCAGAGTAACGTACGCCCACTGGTACCAAAACTTCTTCATATCCGCATCGGCTTGTTGCGCCTTTTTTAGATATTCCATGGCTTCATCAAGCTGCAGAATGATGAACAGCGAGTATTGATAATGTCCCTCCTGCATGTACTCATTGAACTCTTTAAGTGTCATAGTTGGATAAGCCATTTCAATACGCCACCTTAAACTGCAACTTTGGTGCGAAAAAGTTAAAGTCAATGCTGCCAAGTGCTCCTTCACGATTTTTGGCAATTGTTAAAGTCACAGTACGGATATCTGATTTTTCGTTCTGCCGATCACTGTTCCAAAGGAATCCAACCGCATTGCTATCTTGTTCAATTGATCCCGACTCTCGTAAATCTGAGAGTACCGGTTGCTTGTCCTGACGATTCTCAATACCTCGTGATAATTGACTAAGCAAAACAATCGGGATACCAAGCTCGTTGGTCAGCACTTTGAATTGACGGGTGATCTCTTCGATTTGCAGACGGCGATCCGCTTGGCTACGAACACCAATCAGCCCAAGATAATCAACAATCGCAAGGTAGCCTTTATCTGCATCAGCGGCTCGCTGCCGCATTGTTTTGACGATCTGCGGTAATTCCACCTGCTTGTCGTAAAGCTGCAAGTGATAGTCTTTAAGGACGTTTCCCGCCTTTTCAACCTCAACCTTCTCAGCATCGCTTAGACTTTTCTGCGGGTTGATGAATTTACCAGCACTGATGCCAGTCTTGCAGGCCAACAAGCGGTTGTAGTTTTCTGCATTTGACATTTCAAGTGAAAACATATCAACTGTCAATTCCGGTTGCTGTTTCAAAGCCTCAATAATGAGATTAACCGCGAATGCTGATTTACCGACACCAGGGCGCGCACCAATCGTCAACAAACGTCCCGGCATCAAACCACCACCCAGAATGTTATTAAGAGTGAAGTACGTTTTAATCCCATTGTCAGCAGCACCGTGTATCATTTTGTCCTCCATGGCCGCTGCCAAATCTGCAATGCTACTTTCAGTTACCGTCTGACTGGCAGCAGTAGCATTCTGTGAGGCAACCATCATCGCGGTAAGATTGTCCTCGCTTGGTTCTTCCGAGTACGCTTGTGCTGCTTCAATGAGCTGACTACGGAAATAGTCCCGTTTTAGCTTGCCCACCCACCAATCAAAGCGTGAGGTGCCAAAATCGCTGGTCATAATGTATTGCCAATCTGTTACTGACATCACGCCAGGATGAGCTGTAGCAAAACCATCCTGCAATTCCAGCGTGTCAACGTCACCTGGCAACTTGTTCATGTAGGCAACTACTGCAGCGTATTGCTGGCTGTTAAACCATTTAGGATCAATCCATTCAGACTTGATGAGTTCCGGCTTCGTATATAAGCCATACATGACATGTGGTTCAGGATTGCTAGGGTCATAAAGCTTATTTGTCAAGCTTGTTGCCTCCCTTCATCGTATTCAGCAATGTAACGAATAGCATCTTCTGGATTGATTGGAATACCCTGCGCTTCGATTTCTTCAAGCACTCTGTCAGGGCTGTTGTAGTCGATATACATTGCAATAGCAGTTTTCTTGGGATCGAACTTAGGCTTTCGAGCTTCCTGCTCATCTCGTTCTTCCTTTACGACCTCAAGGTAATCGTTCCATGCCTCTTGGTTGAAGAAAGTACTACCGTCTTTGACAAACCGCTTCTCTGTGCCTTTGATCTTGATTAGCTGTCGATAAGCCACAATGCCATCCTGAATTTGTCTGTTGGTAGCAGGGTTCTTCTTTCTACTCATTGCTCGTTTGTATGCAGCTAGTGCCGGCTTCTTGCCGATCTTCTTTGGATACAGTTTCCAGAGCTTTTCAAAGTCACTCTCTAACGTGCTGGATGCACGTATGTTTTTATTAATACTTGTATTATT